AGCATTGAAGGTTTAAAAGAAAACTATAAATCAGAAGATATGGCGCGCGGTAACGAATTAGAACCATTTGCTCGCGCTGCCTACGAATTTGAGACTGGCAACACGGTTATTCAGGTTGGCGGTGTGTATCTTAATGCGGACAAAGATTTAATGATTAGCCCTGATGGATTAATTCCTAATCTGCGTAAAGGATTGGAAGTCAAATGCCCTCAGATGAAAACGCACATTAAATACCTACTCCAGGGCGGCGTACCACAGGAATATCTCATTCAAGTGCAATCTGCTCTTTGGGTAACTGGCTATGAGACATGGGATTTTGTAAGTTATTGCCCCGAATATTACAAACAACCGTTTTATTTATTCACGGCACAACGCGATCCAATTTTAATGAAAGCGTTCGACAAGCTCATTCCAGAATTTATCAAAACACTTAAAGCTTATAAATCAACGGAGTAAATATGGACGAAAAACTAGAAGAATTAAAAGAAGCTTATCTTTTTTATAAAAAAGTTTTAAATGATAAAGATGCGATTGCTTGTGGTTGCTTAAGAGATGCCGAAGAATGGTTATTTCGTGAACTTGATAAGCTTTTTAAAGATTAGGGGTAAATATGGCAGGAATTAATAAAGTAATTATTGTGGGGCATCTAGGTAATGACCCTGAAATGAGAACAATGCCAAATGGCGAACAAGTAGCAAATATCAGCGTAGCAACCAGCGAAAGTTGGACAGATAAAAACAGCGGAGAGAAAAAAACTCAAACCGAATGGCATCGCATTGTGTTCTATCGCCGTCAAGCTGAAATTTGCGGTCAATATTTACAGAAAGGCTCTCAAGTGTATATAGAAGGTCGATTAAAAACACGCAAATGGCAAGATAACAACGGCCAAGATAGATATACAACAGAAATACAAGGCGATGTTTTGCAGATGCTAGGAGGTCGCCAAGATGAGCAAAGCCAGCAAAATAAACCACAAGCCCAACCAAAACCAAATAAACCAGACCCATGAAGCGCAGCAGCTGAACAAGATGGGTTTGATGATATAGAAACAACCGTTTTGAGTTACATGATAAGCCACTAACCAATAGTGGCTTTTTTATTATACAAATTTGAGAGATAAAAAAATGTCCGAAGAAAACAAAGAAATTATAGCTTATAAAGGGTTTAATCAAGACTGGACTTGTCGAGGTTATCAGTATGAGATAGGCAAAATGTATGAGCATAAAGGTGATGTTAAGGCTTGTGAGAGTGGATTTCACGCCTGCGAATACCCTCTTGATGTGCTTAGATATTACAGTCCAGCGGAAAGTAAATTTGCTGTAGTTAAAATGAGCGGCGGAACATCAAAAGATAGTGATGATACAAAAATTGCATCTGCAAAAATCACGATCGAAACCGAAATTAACTTACCGGAAATGGTAAAAAAAGCCGTTGAGTGGATAAAAGGTAAAGTTGATTGGGATGCTGCCAAGGTGTCCAATACAGGCGAACAGTCGGCAGCGACTAATACAGGCGATCTGTCGGCGGCAACCAATACAGGCGATCGGTCGGCAGCGACCAATACAGGCAATTGGTCGGCAGCAACCAATACAGGCGAACGGTCGGCAGCGGAAGTATCTGGCGAGCAATCTATAGCTGTTGCGCTTGGTTGGCAATCTAAAGCTAAGGCGAGTATCGATGGTGCGATTGTTTGTGTGTATCGCAATGATGATGGAGAGCTAATTCATATTAAAGCATCAAAGGTCGGTGAAAATAACATCAAAGCTGATACTTGGTACACGTTAGATGATATAGGTGAGTTTGTTGAGGTTAAAGATGGGTTCGTAGTTGAATAACACTACTACGAGATGGTGCTTAAAATCTGCCGCTATTAATTAGCGGCTTTTATTTATGAGGAATAATAAAAATGTACTGGTTCAAAAATGCAATTATTTACCAATTAACAAAACAAATAGACTTTGAGAATATCGAGAAACAACTCAAAGAATGTGAATTTACTCCGTGTGGTTCGGCAGATGTTAGCCATTTCGGTTGGTCTGCTCCGCTCGTCACCAGAGAAAATTTAGCACATCAACCGGACGGAAAAATCTTACTTGTGGCAAAGCGTGAAGAAAAGATTTTACCAATAGAAGTTGTGAATCGTGAACTCAATAAACGAATCACTGCGCTTGAAGAAAAAGAACAGCGAAAATTAAAGAAAGTAGAACGAGCATCTTTAAAAGATGATGTGATAGCCACCCTACTTCCGCAAGCATTTTCTCGTATCAAAACGACCGCACTTTATATCGACACGTTGAAACAACTTATCTTTGTTGATGCTGCATCAAGTAAAACAGCCGAAGATGTACTTGCACTTTTGCGTAAATCGCTTGGCAGCTTGCCAGTAGTACCGTTGGCGTTTAACTGTGCGCCGTGTGAAGTAATGACAAGATGGGTTACAGATACCGCACCAGACTGGATAATCTTTCGCGAAGAAGTGGAGATTCGTGAGAAAGCTGATTTAGGCGTTATCCATTGCAAACAGAAAGCCGTTGAAGATGACGAGATTATTGAGCTTGTTCAAAACGGCTTGGTCTCTAAACTCGCGCTTGAGTGGGAAAACAACCTTAAATTTGTCTTAGTTGAAGACGGTACGCTGAAACTCCTGAAATTTGACGACAATATCACCGAGCAGAACGATGATATTGTAAAAGAAGATGTAACTGCTCGTTTTGATGCAGATTTTGTCTTAATGGCGAGCGTGCTTGGCAAAACAGTGGATAGCCTAATAAAAGAATTTGGTGGGCTCAAGGATAGATTATGAGATTACTTAAACGGCTAGCTGAAAAAGTCCTAATGGAAGATCTTAGTCGATTAGATAAACATATTGATAAATCTATCGAACTCCATGAGTTGGAGCTACGAAAATTGGGTGAATTAATTAAAAGTCTGAAAGCTGAGAATGATCAACTAAAACGGGAAAATACGATGCTTGAAACTGAGCTTAGAGCGATAAAACAAGAACGTATTTTAAGTAAACTTAAAAAGAAAAGAAAACGTAAATGAATGAAATTAACATCAAAATCCCACTGCATAAACTCCAAGATTTAATGATTAGTCACGTCCGATACAGCTTGCCACGCCATACTTATATCGTTAGCGAAACTATTCACGATGTTAAAACCTACTGGAGCGTGTTAAGCAGTAACACTCGAGAGGTAATTACGCGCGATATTAATGAGCATCTGAAACACTGGGAAAGTGACCGAAATGACCCATTCCTCAAACTTGACTACGATTCGTGGGAGGAATTAGCCAACTGGATAAATGAAAACCACAGTAGCACATCAACAACGGCTACAACAGTAAAACCACTTGTGCCTGTGTTGCCAGTGGTAAATCTTGGTAAGCAAAAATAGAAATTAGTATTTAACAAACCCAATAGGCGTTCCAAGTGAGCGCCTTTTGTTTTAAAGGAGATAGGATGAAACCAATTCTAGATGCTTGCTGTGGCGGAAGAATGTTTTACTTTGATAAGGATAATCCAAATGTGCTTTTTGCAGATATAAGAAAACAAAAACTAAGTTTTAAGGATTGTGACAAAATTAGACATTTAGAAGTATCACCTGATGTGATCCATGACTTCACCGATATGCCATACCCTGATAAATCTTTCAAGTGCGTTATATTCGATCCGCCTCACTTAATACAAGGCGGCGACAAATCTTGGCTAGTCAAAAAATACGGAAGATTAGATAAAGATTGGAAGAATCAGTTATTAAAAGGCTTTCAGGAGTGTATGAGAGTGCTAGATGATTATGGCACTCTTATTTTTAAGTGGAATGAAACTCAAGTGCCTGTTAGTGAGATTATTTCAATCTTAAATAAAACTCCAATTCTCGGGCATAAATCGGGAAAAGCAAACAATACGCACTGGATGCTATTTATGAAAATTGAGGAGAAAGAAAATGAAAGAATTTAACTTAGATGCGGCTTTAAATGGCGAACCAGTCAATGCGAATGGACAAAAGTGTTATGTGGTAAGAGAAGTGACGGAACTTTTGGACGATCAAAGTCTCCGTAGATTTGTTGTTATCTTTCCTAACAGCTCTACTAATGCGGAAGTATGGGATGAACATGATTTAATTGATGATATTAGAATGTGGGAAGAGCCAAAGATTAGCATTGAAGATTTGCCTAAGCCGTTTAAGCCCAAAGATGGTGAACCATACTTCTATATTTATGGTGGAGTTATTGAGTGCGAGAGTGAATTTTGGGACACAAATAGTTTTGATATTGCCGCAGCCGAAAGAGGCGGCTGTTTTCGCACAAAAGAAGATGCCCAAAAATGGCTTGATTTTATGAAGAGTATGATGGAGTAAGTGATGGATATTATTAATTTAATCAAACGGCAAACGCCTGAAGAAAGACAGGCGTTATTCAATGAATTTATTAAACTCTTAAACCAAAAAAGAGAATATATTGATATTCCTGAGCGTATTGTATGCTCCGCTTGCCAAGTGTTTGTAGATGAAAGAGATGGTACAAATGAAGATGGCGGTGAGATTATCCATGAAGTATATGGTTTAAGACACTATGACCCATTCATGCGTAAGCAGATTAAAGAATTAGAAAAACAATACAAGTATGCTCTTTTAGATTGGGAACAAGGGTTTCTAACTAATAAAGGTCGTTTTGTAGGTCGTAAAGAAGCAATGGAAATTGCTAAAGCTCAGAACCAAGTAATTCGTTTATCTGGTTCACCAAACTCAGATATTCTGTTCTCAGAAGATTTATATTAGGAGTAAGCATGAAAGGATTCATAGAATGGCTATTATATGTATTGGCTGGAGTTTCTATCATTGTTATAGCTGGAGCTGGAATAGGATTATTTCTTGGCGTTGCGTGGAAAATTATTCGGTTGGTGGTGTGATATGAGCGAATGGATTAAATGTTCGGAGAGATTGCCTAAACCAAATACAAGAGTATTGATTTGCAACCGAGACAAAGAAATTAGGTGCGCTTTATATCAAGAATTAATTGGTTTTGGTTACATTCCTCTTTATGGCGAAGTTACACACTGGCAACCACTACCATAACCACCGGAGGAATAAATTATGCCAAATTGGTGTGTAGGAGATTTAAAAATTAGAGGCGAATACGCTGATATAACGCATTTTTTAACGGAGTGCATTGAAGGTTGCGAGTGTGACATTAATGAATTTGGCACGTTAGAAATCAAAAACATTAGATGGCAAGCAATCAAAGGGGCTCGACGTGTTTTTTGCGACAACTCAAATGAAATCATTGAGGGATATGAGTTGGAGAATGGGTATATCGTTGTCGTACCAATCTCAGCTGCATGGGTATTAAGCCCTCCTGAAATGATTGAATTAAGCAAAATTTTCAATGTTGATTTTAGGTTTTATGGATTTGAATTGGGGCAAGAATTTAATCAAGAGTTAGAAATCATAAAAGGCGTATTAACTTTAGATAAATGTATAGAATTTAAAAATTACATTTGGGAATGCCCTAAGCCTTATCTTGGGGGATAAAACCCATTTACAGCCCATTAAATCTCCTCTCCCCCCCATTTTTTTATAAAAGTGGGATAGGGCTAACTAAAATAAATCATTATAACCGCTCTTATGAGCGGTTTTTTACTATCTAAATCACGGAGGAAACATGAATAGTATTACCGAAGAATTTATTAAATCACAAATTGCCAATGTTGAATATCATCAACTTACTGGCACAACAATCACAATCGCGGTCATTACATTAAAATCAGGCTTTACTGTTACCGGCGAAAGTGCTTGCGTAGATCCAAATAACTTTGATGTAGAAATCGGAAACAAAATTGCGTATGAAAATGCGTTCGATAAATTGTGGCAATTATTCGGTTTTGAACTGAAACAGAAAATTGGCGGTGATTGGGTGTATCGCTTACATCGTGAACGCTCGGAATTGGCTGAACGTATTGATGCACTTAAAGAGTTTCTCAATAGCAAAGAAATAATCACAATATGCGAGCATAACGTTCTCAAGCAGCAAGAAAAAGTGATGTCACAATATCTTGCAATTTTGGATGCTCGTTTGGCGCAAATTTAAGTAAATCGACCGCACTCTTGGG